CCTCTCCAAAGGCTACAAAGCCATGAAGGATGAGGCTGACGCTGCCAAGGCTGCAAGTGCCCAACGTGCAAGGCAGGACTTCATCACCAAGACGGCAAAGGAACTCAAGATTCCAGACTACCGCATCGAGGAGGGTTTTGTTCTTCCAGCCGATGCCACGGAGGACGCCATCAAGGAGAAACTCACCTCCATCGCGAACAACATCACCAAGCACGAACTGCCTGGAAGTCCTCCACCATATCCCAAGGGCGACGGTAAACCCACCAAAGATGAGGTTTCCAAAATCGCCGCAAGTCTGATTCACTAAAAAAAAAAAGAAAACAAAGACAATGATTTCAAATGCAAATCGCGGAAGCCGCCAGATTGTCTTCGGCAAGGACTCGGTCGTTGTCCAGAAGTTCATCTCGGGCATTCCTGGGGGTCGCACCTTGAAGGTTGAAGGATTCCCCCTTTCGGTTATTCCAGCGGGTCACGTCATCATCGAGAAGGAAGGTGTATATTCTCCAATGCCCGTAAGTGCCGCCACTACCACCGTATATGGAGCATCAGCCGATGCCACCACCACCTACGAGACCTCGGCAGCAGCCGTGGCAGCAGGTATAGAGAACCCCGTAGCCATCACCAAGCCTACCCTCAACGAGGCTGGCGAGCAGACCTATGCCTATGGGTCGCTCCCCGAGGGTGCAAAGTACGTGGGTATCAACTACCGCACCATCGAGAAGACCAACCCCCAGTCATCCATCATGTATGACGGCGTGGTGAACCCAGAGTGTATGTATGTAAGCATCGAAAGCATCAAGAGTGCCTTCCTTGCCGCAGTGCCTCACATCATCTTCCAGAAGGACGAGAACGTGGGGACGGAGTATAACGCCTAAACCCAACTAAACGATGAACAAGTCATTATACTTTGAATTTGTCCACGAGAACTTCCCCGCCCTCGTCACCGAGATTGTGGAGAAGCTCAATGAGAAGAGGCAGCAGACCCTTCCCTATTTCTTCCGTGACCTTCTTGACACCACCTATTCGCCCGATGGTCGCTGGGCAAGCGTGCTTGCGGAGTACACCCGCGTAGCCGCCGATGTGGTTTCTCTTGACTCCGAACTCCCACTCAAGAGCCGTGACGCGCTCTCGACCGCACAGGGCGAGATTCCGAAGATGGGTCTCAAGATGTACCTTTCGGAGAAGCAGATGAAGGACATCGACGCTATGGTAGCACAGCAGCGTCCATTCCCGATGATTGCCCGCAAGATTTTCGAGGACACTCCCCGTGTCATCGAGGCTATCTGGGAGCGCATCGAGGACATCTTCCTTTCGGAGCTTTCCACTGGCGTGGGTCTTTCGTATGCCAACAACGGCACTGGTGTCCGTGTGGACGTGGGTTATCTCGACTCCCACAAGTTCGGTGTAGCAACCCTGTGGAATGACGTGGAGAATGCCCTCCCAATCGACGATATCCAGAAGATTTTCGACAAGGCTGTGGATGACCAGAACACCATCACCGACATTTGGCTTGATGACTTCGCACTCACCCGCCTCTACAAGAACAAGCAGGTTCGCGGTCAGTATGCCTTCGACATGGGCGTGACCACCAACAACAACACCGTTCCTACCCTCGACTTCGACAAGGCTGCGCAGGTCATCCAGACCAAGTGGGGTGTCAACATCCACCGCGTCGCCCGCAAGATTAAGACCGAAATCAACGGCAAGAAGCAGAACCACAATCCTTGGCAGGAGGGTATGGTTGTCTTCACTTGCGATACCAAACTTGGCGACCTCGTTTGGAGTGACGTAGCCGAGGCAACCCGCCGTGTTCCAAATGTGGATTACCAGACCGCCGACGAGTACATCTTGGTTTCCAAGTATTCTCTCGTTGACCCACTGCGCGAGTTCACCGCTTCGCAGGCTATGGTACTCCCAGTGCTCAACAATGTTGACCGCATCTACACCCTCGACTCGAAGACGGTGCAGGCATAACACGTTCTGACAATGAAGGTTGTTGTTCTCAATGAGTTCCGTGACAAGGCAAGGTTCGCTCTTGTTCACCATATTGGGGAAACCCTTGAGGTGGATGAGGAAAGGGGCAAGACCCTCATTAGCTTACACTTGGTGGAGGAGTGGAAGGAGATTCCCGAAACTCCCCCTACCGAGGGTAGTGAGGAAGACACCCAGACAACGGACGAAAGTTCGGAAGTGAACATCCCCGAAGAAACCACCGAGGAGGTAAAGACCCCAGAGGAAACGGGGAAGGATGTCACCGAAGAAACCCCCGAACCAAAGCGTAAGAGGAAGAAGAAATGACCATAGGAGAGTACATAAGAACCACGTTGAACCCGTATGGGGTGAACGAGACCACCATCTTCGATATCCTCTTGGAGTCGGGGATGGAGGAAACGGATGACTATACTGCGGAGAACCAAGCCGCAGTGGGTCGCGCCCTATGCAAGGGTGTCGAAAGCATCCTTTTCCAGCCAAGGCTGAAAAGCATCTCGGAAAACGGATTCTCGGAGACGTGGGATTATGCCAACCTCGGCAAGTTCTATCTATGGTTGTGTCGGAAATGGGGAGTAAAGCCTGACGAAGAAGCCACGGCTGCGCTCGACATGAATGTGATAACCGATAGGACTGGAAAGTGGTGATATGTTCTACAAGCCTCATACGATAACCTACCGCCGACCGCAACTCACGCGCGACGAGTACGGAAGACCAGTTTCCTCGGAAGGGGAATGGCTTGACGGGGGAGGATGCCGATGTGATGACAACTCTACGCAAGACCTCATCAGCGACAACGGCACAGTCTATCGCTCCACCTACAAAATCGTCATAGAGGGCAAG